GGCAACAGACAAAGAAGTGAAGATCGAAGATCAGGGTAGTTACGATGAGCCTACACAGGCTGACAAGGACTTAACTGCCTTTGTTGTTGACCATTGTGATCGTTGGCGTGATTACAGAGATACTAACTTCCTTCCCGATTGGCTAGAGTACGAGCGCATCTTCCGTGGCGAATGGGCAGTAGAAGACAAAACCCGTGAATCAGAGCGTAGCCGTATTGTTACCCCTGCCACCCAACAAGCAGTTGAGACTCGTCATGCTGAGATCATGGAAGCAATCTTTGGTCAGGGTGATTTCTTTGACATTGAAGACAACATCCAAGATGTCAACGGCAACCCCATAGATGTGGAGATGATTAAGCGTCAACTCACAGAAGACTTTAAGAAAGACAAGATTAGGAAAGCCATTGACCAGATTGAACTGATGGCTGAAATCTATGGCACAGGCATAGGTGAAGTTGTCGTAATGACTGAGACAGAGTATGTCCCAGCGACTCAACCAATTCCTAACCAGATGGGGCAAGCGGCTATTGGAGTGTTAGAGAGAGAGCGAATTTCTGTCAAGATTTCTCCTGTAAATCCAAAGAACTTCTTGTTTGACCCCAATGGCGTTTCTGTTAGCGACTGTATGGGTGTGGCGATTGAGAAGTATGTCTCTATCCATAAGGTTGTCCAAGGCATTGAGGCTGGCATCTATCGCAAAGTAAACATCACCACTACTGGAGATGACTCTGACCTTGAGCCTACCCAAGAGGTGAGCCAATACCAAGATGAGAAGGTTCTACTCCTGACCTACTATGGCTTAGTGCCACGGGAATACCTAGAGAATCTAGAAGAAAACAAAGAGATTGTTGACCTTTTCCCAGATAACTCTGAGGCAGATGAGTATTCTGACTTGGTAGAAGCCATTGTTGTGATTGCCAATGATGGTCAACTCCTAAAGGCTGAAGCCAATCCTTATATGATGAAGGACAGGCCAGTTTTAACCTATCAGGATGACACAGTACCAAACAGATTACTAGGCAGAGGCACAGTAGAAAAAGCGTTCAATATGCAAAAGGCTATTGACGCACAGACTCGCTCACACCTAGATTCCTTGGCATTGACTACTAGCCCCATGATTGCTATGGACGCTACCCGTTTGCCAAGAGGAATGAAGTTTGAGGTAAAGCCTGGCAAGGCAATCCTTACCAATGGCGCACCCTCTGAGATTCTCTACCCATTCAAGTTCGGTCAAACTGACCCCAATAACTTGGCTACGGCTAAAGACTTTGAGCGTATGTTGTTACAAGCAACGGGAACTCTTGATTCTCAGGGCATGATTAGCAATGTGGCTAGAGATGGTGGTCAAGGCGGTATGTCTATGGCTGTCGCTTCTATCATCAAGAAGTACAAGCGCACTTTGGTGAACTTCCAAGAGGATTTCTTAATCCCGTTTATCAAGAAGGCGGCTTTCAGGTTCATGCAGTTTGACCCAGAGCGTTATCCTTCTGTGGATATGAACTTCATTCCTACGGCAACGCTTGGAATTATTGCCCGTGAGTACGAGCAACAGCAGTTTATTGGCTTGTTGCAGACTCTAGGGCCGAACACCCCTGTCTTGCCTGTCATCTTGAAGGGCATTTTGGCTAATTCAAGTCTGTCTAACAGGATGGAATTGATTGCTATGTTGGAGCAGATGAGTAAACCTGACCCACAAGCACAAGAAATGCAACAAATGCAACAACAATTGGCTATGCAAGCGGCTCAAGCACAGATTGCGGTCAACACTACTCAGGCAGAACAGAATAGGGCAGAGGCAACCAAGTTGTCTGTTGAGGCTCAGTTAATGCCACAGGAAGTGCAAGCCAAGATGAGTGCATCTTTGACCAAGAATCTACCCAATGAGGCTGATGCCAACCAAAGGGAGTTTGATAAGCGAGTCAAGATTGCTGATTTGATGCTCAAAGAGGCTGATATTAAAAATAAAAGCAAGATTGTTGAGTTACAGATGGCTGTTAAGTTAAATGCTCAGTCCCAAGTCAAGCAAGACTTCCTTACTAAACTGACAAATGGCTTAAAGAATGGCTAATATCAAGGAACTTATCCAAAGTATTGAGTCAACAGACTCATCTTTTGATGAAAAGTTAGAAGCCATCAATAAGATGGAAGAAACCTTGGTGGCTTTGCGCCAGCAAGAGGAAACTGCGGTTCAAGACAATGTAGACCTGATAGTTGAAGCCATCAAAGTGATGGAAAACAAGGTTACTGCACAACTAGAGGTTGCCAAGTCTATTGTTCCTGAGAAGGGCGACAAGGGAGACAAAGGCGCAGATGGCAAACAAGGCAAAGATGGTCGTGATGGCAAAGATGGTAAAGACGGGATAAATGGTAAAGACGGGGAAGATGGTAAAGATGGTGTTTCTGTCTCAAATGCTCAGATTGACTTTGATGGTTCTTTGGTTATTACCTTGTCTACTGGTCAAGAGATCAATGTTGGTGAAGTAGTTGCTCCTGACTTGGCAGAGAAGATCAAAGTTATTAGCACCATGTCTACCAATGGGGCGGTTGCTGTTTTAGACGAAGGCACAAGCATCACAAGTGGTGTTAAAAGTTTAAATTTTGTAGGTTCAGGTGTTACGGCAACAACATCAGGTGACAACGTAACAGTCACAGTAGCGGGTGGTGGTTCTGGCACAGTCACAAGCGTTGCGGCACTTACATTAGGCACAACAGGAACTGATTTAGGCTCTACTGTGGCTAATGGAACTACAACTCCAGTAATCACTTTAAATGTACCTACTGCCTCTGCGACAAATCGGGGCGCATTAAGTTCTACTGATTGGACAACATTTAACAGCAAAGGTTCTGGAACTGTTACTTCTGTAACTGGGACTTCTCCCGTTGTTTCAAGTGGTGGCACAACACCAGCAATTAGCATAGCGGCGGCTACTACATCAGTTAGCGGTTATTTAACCTCTACTGATTGGACTACTTTCAATAATAAAGGTAGTGGAACAGTTACAAGCGTAGCGGCAACTGTCCCATCATTCTTATCTGTTGCTGGTTCACCAATTACGACAAGTGGCACATTGGCAATTACATTGTCTGGTACTGCCCTACCAATAGCAAATGGCGGTACTGGTGCAACAACATTGGCTGGTGCGTCTATTGCTACTTACTCAGGTACTGAGACACTAACCAACAAGCGCATTGACCCAAGAGTTACTTCAGCCGCATCTGCATCTTCTTTAACCCCTGATATATCGGCTAGTGATGTCTATGCTTACACAGCGTTGGCGGCAGGACTCACTATCAATGCCCCAATAGGAACACCTCTTGATGGTGACAAGTTGATATTTAGATTGTTAGACAACGGCACAAGCAGAGCGTTGACTTGGAATGGAACATACACAGTTATTGGCGTGACTTTGCCAACAGCAACAACAATCAGCAAAACAACTTATGTAGGTTGTATTTATAACGCCAACAATACCCGTTGGGATGTAATTGCAGTAACCACACAGGCTTAATATGGTAAAGATTGATTTCTCTTTTCACTCACAATATGGCACTTTTGCAGATGCTTTGGTTTTAGAAGATGACCACGGGCTAACCCAAGACGAGATTAATGCCATGCAACAGCAGAGGTTTGATAATTGGGTTGCCATAATAACTGCGCCACCTACTGAAGAAACTCCATCTGAGGAGGTCTAATGGCTGATCGCTATTGGATTCTTGGCACAGGTTCTTGGGATAGCACAACCACAACCAATTGGTCTGCATCATCAGGTGGGGCTGGCGGTGCATCTGTCCCAACTGCATCAGATAACGTATTCTTTGATGCAAACTCAAATGTATTAGCGACTGCATTTACAGTCACTATGGCAAACACGCCAAGGGTCTGTAACGACTTTACAGCGTCAGGTCTTGATGGAACGATGACGCTTGCTGGGTCAGCCATTGGATTGACAGTATCAGGCAGTCTTACATTTCAAGCCACAAACTTTACTCGTTCTTATACAGGCATAACTACATTTAACGCTACAACAACTGGTAAAACAGTAACAACCAATGGCGTTGTTTTTGGTGGGCAAGTTATTTTTAACGGAGTTGGGGGTGGTTGGACACTTGGCTCTGCTATTAGTTCTGGTAATCAGACAATAACATTTACAAGCGGAACATTTGACACTTCATCATCAGGAAATTACGCTGTAACTGCTGGTGGTATTGATTCAAATACTACAACCGCAAGAACAATAAACTTAAATGCTTCTACAGTTACTTTAGGCGGTAGTTCAGCAATAAATTTTGCAACGTCTACAAACCTTACATTTAACGCAGGAACATCAACAATAAATGGTTCTGGAGCATCGCCAACTTTTGCTGGCGGAGGTAAAACTTTTTACAACGTAGCGTTTACATCGACAGCATTATCTGCACCCTCAATAACAGGTGCAAATACATTTAATAATCTATCCATAACAGGTCAGACTACTATTGGTATTGGCGTATTAAGTCTTAGCGCAAACCAAACAATTAACGGAACATTTACAGTTAGTGCGGGTACTGCCGCCCCTTACAGGATATTCCTAGCCTCAGACACTATTGGCACAACTCGCACACTAACTTGTGCGGCAGTATCTTTAACTGATACAGACTTTAGAGATATAACTATTGCAGGTGCGGCTTCTCCTGCTTCTGGAACAAGACTTGGTGACTGCAAAGGCAATAGTGGCATTACTTTCCCTGCGGCTAAGACTGTGTTTTATGCATTTACAGGTTCTTCTACTTGGGGCAGTCGGGTATGGGCTTCTACATCTGGTGGAACAAGAGATAACAATCAATTTCCATTAGCACAAGATACTGCTGTATTCCCTGCGGCTACATACCCTGCTTTTGGTTCAACAGTAACTATTGAAGCCAATTTCAACATTGGAACAATAGATATGTCGTTGAACACGTCAAACAACATGACGTTGGCAACAGGAACGACTACACCAGCAATCTACGGTAACTGGATAAATGGCACAGGAATAACTTTATCAGGAACAGGCACACTTTCATTTGCAGGACGCACTACGCAACAAATTACAAGTTCTGCAAAAACATTTACGCAACCTATCACCATTAACAGTCCAAGTGGTTCTGTTACTTTACAAGATGCGCTGTTAACAACAGGCATAGCAACAACATTAACCAATGGCACATTAGATTTAAATGGAAAAACATTAACTGTTGGCACAAGGTTTACAACTGCTACGGGCACAAAGAATTTAACTTTTAATGGCGGTACTTTAGTTTGTCCAAATGCAAATACAACATCATTTAACAACGCTGTACCCACAGGATTTACCACCACAGCAGGGACAGGAACAGGCACGATCTCCATGACTGCCGCAACCGCCAAGACTTTTGTTGGCGGTGGCTCTACGTTTAACTGCACATTGAATCAAGGTGGTGCTGGTGCTTTGACCATTACAGGCGCAAATACATTTAGCAACATTACAAACACAGTTCAGCCAGCGTCAGTCTTATTTACAGCGGCAACAACAAGCACATTTACAAACTTCAATCTGTCTGGTACATCAGGCAACCTGATAACCATTGGCTCGGTGACTGCCGCAAGCCATACGCTATCCAAGGCAAGTGGTACTGTGTCTGTGTCGTTTTGTTCAATTAGTTATTCAAGTGCAACTGGTGGGGCAACGTGGGAAGCACTTACAACAAATGGCAACGTAGATGGGGGTAATAACTCAGGGTGGATATTTACTACACCTCCTGCGCCTAGTGCTGGTAACGGCAACTTCTTGATGTTTTTTTAAGGGAAAATGTCTAAGTCGATTGATAAACTACAAACAGAGATGATATTGGCATATCTTGCCAAGAAAAGGAAACCCGTGACCCCAGACTTGCAAAAATACTATGAATCCCGCTTTGACACTATGGCAACAGAGGGGTGGAAGGATTTAATGGAAGATGTTGACACAATGATAAATTCGTTGAACAATATCAGTACAATCCCTGACGAAGCGTCTTTACACTTCAAAAAGGGCGAATTGTCAATACTCACTTGGCTGAGAACCTTGAAAGAGGTCAGCGAAAGAGCGTATGAGGAACTGAATGAAAAGACTATTTGATTTTGCCTGTGAAAACGGGCATAAAACTGAAAGACTTGTTGATTATGAGACAACAGGTTTTAAGTGTGAGTGCGGAGCAACAGCCAACCGCCTCATAAGCGCACCTAACTTCAAGTTGGAAGGGTGGTCTGGTTCTTTTCCGTCTGAACACGGAAAGTTCGAGAGAAAACACCTTGACAGACTGAAGTGGGAGCAAAGCAACAACTTGTAAAAAGTGCAAGTTAAATGTCCTGAGAACGATAAACACGCAGGAAAAGGAAAAATATGTTGATTGAAAATGAAGATGAGTCGCCAAGTGAGTTAGACGTAGTTGAAGAACAAC